GAACCGATCGATCCAGGTTGAATTTCAAAATTCTGGCCGCCTGGTCATAGTTCGGGAGCCCCAGAGCCTTCAGCGTAGTCGTCACTTGCTGGCCCGCCAGCGCCACATCGTCCGGGTCCGCCACTGTGTAGCTGTCCTGCTGATATCCGTTCAGCGAATCCTGAAACTCCACCGTAAAGCTATTCGGAGTATCGGCAATTCCGCGCGCCGACACCGTGACGCTCGGCTCCAGGCTGTCCCGCCGCAGAATTCCGGAAAAGCCTGTGCTGCCGTCTCCGAATTCATAACTCGGCCATCCGCCGTCGAGTGTTTGTTGGCTGTTTGACCACTCAGCTTTGACCGGATGCTGCAGCGCCAGCGTGTTTTCCACATTGAGTTGCAGCAACCCGTTGAAACCATACGTCAGAAAGAGCCGCGAGCTGTTTCGTATTCCCCGAATCAGATCCCCGGCGCTCCGCCGGCTTTGGATTGGCAAATTGCATTGGAATCGCGAAAGCGTAATTGCGTTTCCGTTGAGATCCATCGAGTCGATCGGCTCATCGCAATATGCGGCCGCCTGCGCGAAACTTGGGACGTCCAATTCCGACGCTGCCCAGCCGCTCCGCCGCAGCACGTCCAGCAGAATCCATGTTGGGTTTGAAGTGAACTGATCGCCGGCGTACGTCCCGTCCGCCCCGTACGTCGGCACCAGCAGCCCCTGCACCAGTACCTTTACCGAAGGCAGCGAGTTCCCATCGTTGATGCGGTTTGGAACCACTACGCTCAGGTACGCCATGCTTCCATAGGGGTCTCCGGCCGGTTGGCCTGAGGCATCCATGAAATTCGGGTCGAAGGCTCCGTCCCGCGTCCCCAGACTCATCACGTTGTACCAGCCTGTCCCGGTCATGTTCTGGCCGGCTACCCCCTGCGGAATCTGGTAACCGTTCACCAGCACCGTCACCACTCCCTCGATCGGACCCAGTCCCAGCAGCACCTCCATGCGCGTCAGGTTGCCGTCGTTCCGAGCAAATACCACCAGTGGGTTGTACCACGCGGTTCCGTACACCATCGGCACGAAATCGTTGTACCGCGCCTGGTTCACCGCAATCGCTGAAGTCGACCAGTCCTTCCCGTAGCTCCGCACCGCAATCGTGTCCGGCACGAACTCCAGCCCGCCGAATCGCGGAAACATTCCGCGCGCCTCGCAATCCGCTCGGGTGTATCCGCACCAGGTGAAGGGTTCGCTTCCGTTCAGGTTTCCGCGGCCGCCGTCGATTCCGGCTGAGTATCCGCATCGGTAATACAGCGAGTACTTGCCATCGCTGCCGCCGTCTTTCGCCTGCGCCCGTTGATCGTCGGTAGCTGGAAAATTCCAGGGACAGGTGCGCTGAATGCGTACCTCCGGAAGCCACAACCGCTGGAGGTTCATCCGGTTGGTCGCGGTAAGCCGGAACGTGGCTTCCTTGATCTGTTCCGGGGAATTGCAGATTCCCTGAAACACTACTGCTGTCTCGCTTGCCGCTGCGCCGTTTCGCAAATCGTAAAACAGGAAACCGGCTGTCAACTTCGCGCCTTTCCAGCCCGTCGCCCGTTCGATCTCCGAGAAGTGCGAGTCCGCGTTCGCCAGCACAATCGTGATCTTCGGACTCCCGTCCACGCCTTGGTCGGAAGCTGTTTGCATCTCAAAGGCGCTGTGCTGAATCACGCGCGCCGCATATGCAACCCCGTTGACTGTTACGCCGTGAGTGCTCCAGTGCTCCTCTCTGCCATCGCTCAGCAAACAGTCGAACACCATCAGCGGAGTATCGGTGACCGCCTGTTCCTTCAGCTCAGAGATGCTTTGCATAAACAATGTTGACCGTGGTGGAGTGCCGATTTATACCCGTGGTGGTGAAAGAAAAGTCATCGTCGCGGAAGCGTGCATTCTCGTAAACGCCGCCCGCCGAGGACCGTTGGTATGCCGACGCGGCCGGCTGCGCCTGCACTTGTGGCCCGAACACGTCCAAAGTCCCCGGACCTGGCAACTGAATGCTGCACGCCACTGACTCGGCAGCCGGATCTCCGCCACCCGCGATTGCCAACCGCCTCCAGTCTCTCGCTACCGCGTGGCACTCAGTCCTGCCGCCCAGTTGCAGAGTCACAGTCGCTGGCGTGGAGGCGCGCGCATAAACGCTGAAGCAGAACGTGTATCCACCCCAAACGTTTAATGTCTGTGTCAGCGCCTGTGGTCCCGCTCCGATGTTGATCAGATGCCACGCCCCGGTTCCCCCCAATGGATCGTCGATCCCTCCCGTAGCTGTAAGCAACGGGTCGGCGCTCCACGCCGCATTGTTCAGATCCTCGCTCCAGGCCATCAGGTTGCCACAGGGATCCGGAAACGTGAACCCCTGAAGCGATCCCTCCATTTCCTCGAAAAACTGCTGTAATGCCCCAATTTCCGCGTCGCTTAAATTTGTATATGCAAGCTGCCACTCGATGACCTCGGCCGCGGCGTCCGCCAGTTTCACCGCACTGCCATCCGAGGCTTGGTTGACCACGGTTCTCATTCGCCGCCGCTTCACCGCCGGAAATTGGCTCAATGCACCCGTGCCGAGTTGCGGATAATCGCTCATACTCGCTCTTCGACGATGTTCACCGTATTCGTGCCCCGTAATTCCGCCACCGATGCAAACTCCATCGCATCTGCCGCCAGGCTGCAGTTGGGATATTGCTGGTTGTCCCAGGGGTCGGTGAACGTGAATCGTTCGAATCTTCCTTGATTTGCCGAGAAGAACTGTTCCAGTGCCGCCATCTCGCCTTCATCCAGTTCGCTCAACCGGATCGTCCACCTCCGCAGCGTTCCCGCCCCGCCCCGATACCGCTGTTCTGATCCGTCGACAAACCGCAGGGCCTGGTTGTGAAACACAATCGCCTTAGTAGCCGGATATTGGGCCACCGCATTCGTCTTGAGCTTGGGAAAGGTCGCCATATCAGAGTTCGTTCACTACGTCGTTGATGGAATTCATGCTCAACATGGCCGTTCGCACCGCCTCCGCAATCTCAGCACTGTGGTCTTGGAACGACTGCGCGTCCATAGCCTGGACGTTCACGGTGATCTGCGGTGCTGTTGGCGTCGCCCCCGCGCCGGGACGCCCGCCCCCACTGCTATCCAGCGCTCGCGGCAGGCCACGCTGATCGAAGTTCATAGCCATCAGCCCGTAGGGAGTGTCCGCACTCGAGAATGAGATCGCTGGTGGCATCGCATACGGCTCCAGCGGCGGCGGGCTGCTCGATCCGCCTCCGAACAATCCCGCCAGGCTGCTGATCAGCGGCACGATCCCGAAGCCGCTCTCGAAGAACTTAACTGCGATCGATTCCGCTGTGCTGCCGGCGCCGCTGCCGCTCTGCACCGACGTTGCTCCTCCGCGCACGTTCGATCCTGCCGGGGTTGCTTCGACGCTTCCCGGCCCCATAACTTCAGATACCGTCGCTGCAAGCGGCGATAGGGCGGGCGCCGGTTCTTGGGGTTGGCCGCCGCCCACGACGTCTTGTGCCGTGATCGCAGGCCCCGCTTCTGCATCCGTGCCGGATCGCGCGAATATCTTCTGGAATGCTTCAAAAAGCTGTTCTTGCGTCTTGCTGGACATGCTGGATCTCCGCCGCGAGCTCCCGTTCTAAAATCGTGAAAGCCTCGACCTCTCGTGCGCTTAACTTGTTGATATCCCAATGGTCCAGTCGCTGCCGCACGAAGAACTCCTGTACCCACGCCTCGCTGTCCGCCGTAATGTAGGATTTCGGGCACTCGTCGAGTGCGATTTCCCGCCGCGCCCAAACTGGCGCGGCGCTCCCCGAGGGCCTCGATTTCAGCCACCCGCAACCGCGGCGGCTCTCCAGGCCGGATTTCCGGCACGCGTCGCACTTCCATCCGGCCTGGTGGGCAAATTGAAAATGGAAGGCGACGATCAGTTTTTTCGTTCAGCAGGGCTCAGGCCCGCCTCCGCGCGCACTGCTCCGAGTGCTTCCTGGAAGAGATCCTCAGGTCCCAACTCAGCCAGCAGGTCGGGGGTTGCTGGCGCGCCGTCCAATTCCAAGCCTTCCACGCCTCGCAGTCCCCACATGACGTATAACCGGTCGATTTCTGCCTGCAGCAGCGCTGCGTCCATTCGGTCGCCCGGCTCCGGCCCAGCCTCCAGGAATTCCAGCCGCTTCGCCAGCTCCCGCACCCGCCGCATCAGCTCCATTCGACGCGCGAACGACATCCTCGCAACGCTGAATTTCACGCCGCTGACGATCTTCGATTCCACTGCCACCACGCTTTCGTATGTCACGTCTACGCTCCGGCTACCCGAATGCCACCACAATCTCGTCGTCAGTTGTCCCCTGTCCTCTTGATGGCCGGAACTGCCATTGCAACCGATTCTTGCTGTCGTCGAACTCCGGCACCTCCGGAATCACGTTCTTAAGGTACACGCCTGCCATTTGCCCGTTGAGCTGTCCAAGCTGAAACATAATGCTGATCGGCGAGCGCTGCCTCGCCGCCTGGTACAGTCCCTCCGTAGCAGTATCGTCTCGGCTATAGAGCTGGATCGCTGCTGTAACCGACCGCTGCCCCGGCGAAATCGCCTGTGGTACGCTCGAACCGAATTCCCGCGTCCGCACGTCGAGGTTATTCTTCAGTACGATCGTGGCGCTCGTGATCGTAAAGAACTGCGCCGGCGCTGTACCCAACCACGCCTCGCCCAGATTTCCCGGTACCGGTGAATAGTCGAGTGCGCCTGGCGCCGGCTCGACTGGAAAACTTTGCAGTTGGCTCGCGCCCGACGAAAGCGACGCACTGTCCTGAAGATCCTGCGCCACTCCGCTAAAGCGAACTTCGTGGTACTCGCCGTTAATGAGGATCTCCATTTCATCCACAGCTGCGCCGCTGAGCAGCCGCTGCACTGATGTCGATGGCGTCCAGTAATCGAATACGCTTACGCTCGGCAGCTCTGTCGCTGGCGTATATGTGATAGCCGGCCCGATGTTTACTCCTGCCGCGGGAGCCGTTGCGAACGGCGCGTTTAGTTGGACTGTGCTCGAATCCACAATCGCCGTGACGAAACGGATTTGCCCTCCCCATGAAACCGCCTGCCCCGGGGCTAGCCCGTGTGCAGCCGTGAACCCCAGCCTTCCGGTATCATAAGACGCAACCACGCCGCCATTACCCATTAACGGCGCTGCTCCCATCGCCGCCTGGAACAGCGGACCATAGCACGGCTCCCCCGCTGTCTGATCCCAGTTCGTCAGATATGTGCTGAGACTGAAGTTGGTTCGCCGTCGTCCTCCCGCCGGAAGGCCGGTGAATGTCCGGCTTCCCGTCTTGTCCTTCCGCTCGGTGACTTCGAGTTGTTGCCGCGCCGTCAGCTTGACCGCTGGAATTCGGCTGCTCGCCGTGATCGTTGCAACATTGCCGTACGCGCTCTCCAGCGCCACGTAAAAGCGATTCGCGTTTGAAGAAATATAGGAACTCATCTCAGTTGCTGTTCACTCCAATCTCGAAGGTCACCTTGGCCGACTGCAAGAAGTTTCGCCCCCCGTGTTTGACCGCTCCGAAAGCCACCTGATATCCGCCGGCGTAAAACATGCCTCCCCCCCAGTCTCCACGGCACCCGTCGAGCATCTGCATCACGGCTCCCGCATAAACCCCCAGTGCATCCTGCAATCCGTCTATCCCGTCCTGGGAGTGCCGGACCTCGATCGCCATCTGCACGCCGCCCGAGAAGCTCTGAAATTTCGTTCTCAGGTCGTTCACGATTTTTTCGCAGTAAACCTGCATCGCCGGATATTGCACCGTCGTGCTTCGATCGCTTAACTCTGCTGCTGCATTCTGGGTGCGAATCTGTGTCGCGTCGAACATGCCGACCGTGAGCCCGCCGGCCATAGTTCCCGTCAACGCCGCCAGGTTCGCGTTTGCCCCGCTCGGCCCTTTGATCAATTGGAGCACCTGTGCTGTAACCGCGGTTCCAATGCCACCCGTCATTAGCCCCTCTGCAAGATCCGTGGCGCCGGCTGCATGTAGCTGGGCCTCTGCCCGGTGCCCGGCGCCCGGCCCGTGGTCAGAAGCACACTTGGCTGCAGCCAGCTTTGCCCCGTAGGAATTGGCGCGGCGTTCTGCGCCGTCATTGCGTCCGGCGCCGCTCCCACATATACGTTCCAGCCCGTGGCGTTCCTTGGCGCGCTTCCGGCTTCGACCCCCATTGACGTCCCCGACGCGTCAAATACTGTCGGTAACGCGCTCAGTCCTTCCTCGCCTTTTGTGTTCACCCATGCCGCGGTCACGAAGTACGTTCCAGCCGGTAGGCTTCCTGGAGCTGCCGTGACTTGCGGCTTCGAAGCTTGCGGCAGCGGCAATGTTTGAATCCCAATGCCGTTCTGAACCAGCTTGTCGTACGCCCACCGGACCATGTCGTGAAAACGGTCGCGCTTTCCCGCGTAACGATCGTTCAGTTGATTGTTGTAAGCGTCCGTGTATACCAGCTCGAGGGTGTGGTAAATGTGCCAGAACTTCAATGCAGGTGTTACCACTACTGCCCCCAAATCCGGCTTCGCCGGCACCCAGAAGAAATGCCCGGGATACCTCATATTCGTGAGCAGTGCCCGCAGCTCCTCGCCCAATTCGGTGTGTGCCAGTTGGAGCTTCCGCGTGACGTCAATCCCTTCTGCGGTGGCCACCTGCAACAATTGCGAATCCTGCGCCGTCAGGTCTTCCAATCCCGCCGGCGGGCCGTCCAGGAAAAGAGCCATACCGTTAGGCCTGGTCTCTGCCGCCGCCGGTCCGGCGCTGCGTCTGGTTCCACACCGCTGCCGGCACCAGGGTCATTTGCACTTTGGCGGCTTCTGCGGCCGCATCGGCCTCCCGCTTCGCCTCCGATCGCGCTGTCCGGAAAGCCTCTTCCTCTTTCGGCGTGGCTAATCGCGCTGTGCCCTCCACAAGCATCTTGGCGGCAACCGCGCATGGAACCTCCGTCATAACTCCCGGCTTACCGCCATCCTGCGTCTCGTGACTCACGACAATCGGGAACGGCTGCCCGATTTTCGACTGTGCCTCGCGAATCTTCTGGTAGTAGCTTTTCAGATCCATCTCGTTTCCTCATGGGACTGACGAATGTGTCCAGCGCGTGAACCGCCCCGCCAGGCGCGGTAACCCTCACACCCGTGGACACATCCGTCTTCCCCCCGCTCCCCTCTACGTGTTCACCTGCACGCCCGCCGAATTCCGCAAAACTCCGCAGCCGTACAGAACGTCAACCGTGAACTGCTGTGCCAGCGTGTTCGGTTGATAGCTCATCACCACGCGCATCCCGAAATTGCCCAGTTCGGCGTACTCCGCGATCGCTCCCGTCCCCGGCAGCGGTTGCGGCAGCCTTCGCACTACCAGCCCGATGGCGTCTCTGGTGAAGGCTAGGTTGTGTGTGTTCACCGGGCTACTGCCGGTCTTTGGCACATACTGCGACCGGAAGACGAAAAAGTCCTTGATCTTTCCGATCGTCCCGTACACCATAGCCCGCAGGCCCGCATCGCCGGCCGTCTGGAATTCGCTGAAACGCGGGATCTGCCGCCAGGCTGAATATGCCGCCGCGTCCACTACGATGAATTTCTGGTTCGATTGCGGAATCTTCGCCAGGAACAACTGGGTCTCGGCCGCGTCAATCGTCGCTTCCGTAATGGCCGCTCCCGCCGTCCCAACTGGCGCATTCAATGTGAACCCCCCGTACAGGTTCAGGAGGTCGCACTCGATCTTCTGCGCAATTGCCGCTACTGCCGGTTGCATGTAGACGTTCAGCAGGTCCGGAACCGCCAGCACTTTGGTCACGTCCGGAATCTGGAACGTCGCCTCTGCGTGCGTGTTCAGTACGATTGCCGCATTTCCCAGACTCGGGTTCTGCGGTGTCACCGTCCCGCCCTCCAGGATGTTGTTGGCAACCATCGTGGGCGGTATCGGCACGTTCACGGTGTCGCCGGCATGCGCCAGAACCGGCTCGTAATCGCGGTTGACCAGGTTCCCCATTACCAGGTTCCCCACCAGCACCGGCAATGCATCCGCCGCCACCAGCTTCACAATCGCGCTCGCGACATTCGTCGAAGTTATTACTCCCATTCGTTCTCCTTCTGATTGTTGTTGCCGGGGGTCGGATGGCCCGCGCGGGGAATCCGGCCAAACCGGTACTACTCGATTTACATTCCCCTGAGAGTCTGGGATGCCACGCGCACGATTTCCTCGCGCACCCGCTGCATCTCCTCCGCACTCATACCTGGGCGGATGCGGTCGAGAGTGATATCACTCCCGTTTCCCGGAGCCTTTTGTGTCGCCGTCATTCCCGTTCCTCCCGGGATTCGCGCCGGCAAAAACTCCGGATTCTCGTTGACAAATGCACTCAGGTATTCCCGCATCGGCACATCGCCGCTCTCGCTCCGAGCTACGAAGCGCCCGTCCGCACCCCGGAATACTCCGTCTTGCACCGCCTTGAATGCTAGGTCCACCTTGGCCACCCCAAGGCGTTGTAGCTCGGCCCGAACTGCTGAGCTCCGCTCCGCTTCGTCCGCTAGCTTCCGGCTGCGCTTGTTCTCCTCTACCAGTTCGTTCATGCGGCGTTCCAGTTGCTCCCGCCGCCTGCGTTCCTCTTGGAGCTCCGCTTTGTATGCTGGCTCGTTCTTCGTCTGCTCCTGATTCGCGAATTCCTGAATCGCCTGTCGCACAATCGCCTGAATGTCGATCCCTTCCATACCGTCCTTTCCATGGCGCAGTTAAGAATGCCGCGGCCGAAGGCCGCTACCTTCCCCTAGCCCCTAA